GCATCTCAAAATACTGCCGTCGGCTATCAAGCCCTTAATGGCAACTCCACGGCATCACGCAATACTGCTGTTGGCTATCAGGCTGGGTTAACAAATAGCACTGGCAATATAACCGCTATTGGCTCATATACGCTTAAATACAACACCACTGGCACTGGAAATACTGCGGTTGGTGGTAATGACACTGGCATAGAAGCGGCGTTACAAAATAATACTATTGGAAGTTACAACACCGCTGTTGGTACTGGTGCTTTAACTAACAACCTGACAGCCTCTAGCAACACTGCCGTTGGCTATCAAGCCCTTAGTACCAACACCTCTGGTACTCGTGTCACAGCCTTGGGATGGTCTGCTGGTCGTCTTAGCACAGGAGACTACAACACCTTCGTTGGCTCGTACTCTGGGTACGGACACACGTCTGGTTCGTTTAACACTGCGGTTGGCGACTATTCTATGGGAGTAACCGCAGTTACTGGCATTAAGAACACGGCAGTTGGACAGGCTTCAATGCCTGCCCTGACATCTGGCGGGTATAACCTTGCACTAGGTGTAAATACGCTTAATGGTAACAGTTCAGGTAGTTACAACGTAGCCGTTGGCAACGAATCCTTATATACCAATGCAACAGGCACAAGCAACGTCGCAATTGGATATCAGGCGCTTTATACCAATACAGGCAACAACATGGTTGCTGTTGGATACCAAGCGGGTTACAGCAACACCTCAAACGGGGCTAGTGTTTACATTGGTGGTCAGGCTGGTTATGCCGCTACTGGCGCTTACAACGTGTTTGCTGGTTATCAAGCGGGTGTCAACGTAACTACTGGTGGTAACAACTTAATTATGGGACAGTATGTCTCGGGTGTTGGCGGCGCTGGTTCGCAGATGACCACAGGCTCCAGAAATACTCTTGTTGGCGCATTCAACGGCAATCAAAATGGTTACGACATTCGTACGGCTACGCAGAGGGTTGCGGTGTCTGATGGAGATGGTTGGCCTGCGATACACAACATGGTTAGTACCTATGGTGGTACATCCATGCCGGGCAATATTGACGTTACGACCAATGCTTCAACAGGCGTACACACTAACGCAATCGCGCTTACTACTGGTGTCTCTACTGCAATCTGTACAGGAACTTTCAGCGGCGTTTTTATCATCAATGATTACAACCAAACAGGCGCTGTTTCTATGTGGATAACTGGTGGTGGAACGCTTACTCTTGTTGACACACCTCAACCCAGTGCTTGGGTGGCAAACAGTAGTAGTCCGGGTGCCTCTCAATTTGGTGTTTATATAAGCGGTAATGTTGTATACATCATCCCCGGGTCGGCTATAACCACCGCATATATCAGAACAATCACCTTTAAAACACGGGTTCAGCAATAAGGAGTTGCCATGTATTTCACACTTGAGTTAATTAGAGAAATTGTGGTTGAAGGCCAGCCACAAAAACACTTTACAGTTCATCATTTTGAGGATGCTGAGAAAACCATATCAACTGGGCAAAGTACGTTTGTTGCTGGTGGAATATCTTACGACGACCCCGAGGCGTATTTAGCAAATACATTGGCTAACAGCCTTACCGCGCCACTGGAGCCGTCTTATGCTGACAAGCGTCATGCGGCATATCCTCCAATATCAGATTATTTGGACGGAGTTGTAAAAGGTGACCAAGCCCAGATTGACGCCTACATTGCGGCTTGCAAGGCCGTAAAAACTAAGTACCCCAAACCTTAAAAGGAGCAAATGAAATGACTACTTACACATGGACAATTGACTCGATGTACACCTTAGACCAGCCTGACCCCAACTATGTGGTCAACGTGTTGTGGACATTGACTGGTGTAGACGGTACGACCACCGCATCTATTGGTGGCAACACCATGTTTGACAGCAACCAGTCTGGCACATTTATTCCTTACGACCAATTAACTCAAGTCATCGTTATTGGCTGGGTGCAAACCAACTTAGGCGAGCAAGGTATTGCCAACACTCAAGCCTGTGTGCAGGGTCAAATCAATTCGATTTTGAACCCCCCTGTTAGCCCAATGAACACACCTTTGCCTTGGGCTACGGCATAATTGAACATGGGCAAACCGCTGGCCCAAACAGCGGCAATTACACGGAGAGTGAAAATGGAAAAAGTGACTTTGTCTACGCAACTGGTGAACGCCATCCTGCAATATTTGGGTCAGCGCCCATTTGTTGAGGTGAGCAACTTGATCAACGGCATTCAGCAAGAAGCCCAAGGCCAGTTCCCTGCGCCTGAAGCCGCCCCTGCTGAGACCCCAGCAGCGGAGTAATCATCATGGCCACGAAGTGGATTCAAAAAGCAATCACCCACCCCGGCGCTCTGAAAGAGTCGTTGCACGTCCCTATGGACAAAACGATTCCCAAAAAGAAGCTGGACAAGGCCGCTAAGGCCCCCGGCAAGCTTGGGCAACGTGCTCGCTTGGCGAAGACTCTTCGAGGCTTTGACTGATGGCGGACGTTCACGAATTAGCTTCAGAAACCGACAAGCGTTTAAGCGTCCACGAGGCGATCTGCGCACAGCGTTACGAGGGCATCCAAGCCCGCTTTGATGATGGTTCCAAGCGCATGACCAAGATCGAGTACCTTTTGTACGTTGTGATCGCGGCTGTGTTGCTTGGTCCCGGCGTAGCTGCTGAGTTTGCCAAGAAGTTGCTTGGACTATGAACTGGTCCGACGTTTTAAAAGCCGTCATCCCTATTGTGGTGATGTCACTGGCTTGGCTACTTGGCCAAGTCAACAGCTTTTCTGAACGCTTGACAAAAATTGAGGGCAGCATGCCTGCCCTAATCACCAAAGAGGGTGTGCCCACCGACAGCCCAATTTCGGCCGAACGTCGCCACATTTTGAAGGAGGAGATCTACAAAGATATTCACGACCTTCAAGTGCGCGTTAAGCTCATCGAAGAAAGAGCAAAAAAATGATTCCAATCATTGCCTCACTACTCGGGACCCTTGCTGAAAACGGCTTGGGTCTTTTGTCTTCTGCGATCCAAGCCAAGGGCAAAGAGGTCGTGGAAAACACGCTCGGCGTGAAGATTCCCGATGCACCCACATCAGAAGACGTGGCCAAGTTGCGCCAGCTTCAGTTTGATCACGAAGAACGGCTGATCGAGCTGGGCATTGAAAAAGCTCGACTCGAGCAAGAAGAACTCAAAGCTTTGCTGGCAGCTCAAGCCAGTCAAGACAACAACGTCACCGACCGTTGGAAGGCCGATATGGCATCTGACTCGTGGCTGTCAAAGAACGTGCGCCCCGGGACCCTTGTCTACATCTTGACGGCTTACCTGCTGTTTGCGCTGCTTGACGGCGCTGGGTACAAAATCAGTGAGACGTACATAACTTTGCTGGGCCAGTGGGGCCTGATTGTGATGACCGCCTACTTCGGTGGCCGCACGGTCGAGAAAGTCATGGAAATGCGCAACAAGGGGAAATCAGAATGACCTTGAGCCAAGAACAAGCCGCGTTCCTGCTGGACGCCTGCAAGCTGATCCAATACGCCACAGAACAGGGCTGGACGGTCACTGGAGGCGAGCTGGCCCGTACCCCTGAGCAGCAGGCCATCTACGTCAAAACGGGCCGCTCCAAGACCCTGAACAGCATTCATTTGAAGCGCTGCGCCATTGACTTGAATTTCTTCAAGGATGGACAGATAATATGGAACAGGGAGCAGCTCGCTCCGCTTGGCGCATTTTGGGAGTCTTTGCACCCCAAAAATCGCTGGGGTGGCAATTTCAAGTCTCTGGTCGATTGCCCGCACTTTGAGCGCAACGTCGGATAACGGAGAACAAAATGACAGTCGCAGCCGTAATGACGTATGACTCTCTGGTCAACGACATCCAGACCTATCTGGAGCGTACTGACCAGCAGACGTTGGACAAAATTCCGCAGTTCATCATGCTGGCGGAACAGATCATTGCCGCTGAGATTAAATTTCTTGGCAACTTGACCGTCGCTGAAAGCAACATGGTCACGTCCGAGAACGTCATTCCTAAGCCAGCACGCTGGCGCAAGACTGTTTCGATGAACGTCACTGTAGCAGGCAAGCGCTCACCCGTCCTGCTACGCACCTACGAGTACATCCGCGAATACTGGCCAGAAGCCACCAAAACGGACGTTCCTGCGTTTTTTTGCGACTACGACTACCAGCACTGGCTTGTGGGTCCTACGCCCGCTTCAAACTATTCCTACGAGGTCTTGTACTACGAGCGCGTGCAGCCCTTGGACTCCTCGAACCAATCCAACTGGTTCACCCAGTACGCCCCGCAGGCGCTGCTGTACGGCTCTTTGCTGCAAGCCATGCCGTTCATCAAAAATGACGAGCGCATGCCCATGTGGCAAACCAACTATGACCGAATTATTGAAGTCCTGAAGACGGAGAACGTCACTCGTGGCGCTGATCGTCAGGCGATTGCGAGGGATTCATGAGTTTCAACAGCCCATTCACTGGTCAGGTCATTCAACCGACCGACGTCTCGTACCGCAACATCACGCTTGTTGCAGACACCACCCTGACTTGGCCCATCAACGGAAGCGTGCTTGACAACGCGGCCGCACGGGTCATGGACGTCACATCGCTCTCGAGCGGCCTTGTGCTTGCTGGTGTCGCTGTTGTTGGCGCAAACGGTCAATGCTCCTGCACCACGACCCCAAGCCTGTTTGTTGGTCAAGCCGTCATTGTCACTGGAGTGTCCACTGGCACTGAGACTGGCATCACCACGGGCAACACCTACTACATCATTGCCACCAACGGTTCGTCAACTTTTACTTTGTCGTCCACGCTGGGCGGCGCTGCGGTGGCCACCACGGCTGGCACAACCACTGGCCTGACGTTCACGCTGGATGCGTTCTCGCTGGCCATGCCGCCCGCCAATCAGGCGTCTGTCGGCATCGATGCGCTGTTTCGCAACGTCGGCTCCTACAACTTCACGGTCACTGACTACAACGGCAATACCATCTGCGTTGTTGCGCCGGGCCAAGCCAAATACATCTACCTGACGACCAACGACACCACGGCGGGCACTTGGGGCTTGATTGCGTTTGGCGTGGGCACATCCAACGTCGATGCGGCAACCCTTGCCGGGTACGGCTTGCAGGCTATCTCTAGCACTTTGAATGCCGCGATCAACACACAGACCTTTGCGTCCAATTACACCGCGATCAACATTGACCTTGCCTCCTCCTACGTTTGGACTGGCGGTTCGGGAACGCTGACCCTGACCTCGGCCATCACGCTGGGCAACAACTGGTTCATGTACGTTCGCAACGGTGGCTCAGGCACTTTGACCATTGCCCCCGCCGCTGGCATTCAGATCAACGGCGCTTCGACAATTGCTTTGCAGCCTGCCGACTCTTGCCTGATCTGTTGTAACGGCGCTGCCTTCTTCACAGTCGGCTTGGGCCGTAGCACCCAGTTCAACTTCACCCAGCTCACCAAAGCTGTGGTGACTGGCAGCTACACCCTGACTGCGTCAGAGGCAGCCAACACCATCCAAAAGTACACCGGAACCCTGACGAACAACGTAACCGTGGTCTTGCCGCAGACCGTGCAGGTGTACTACATCCCCAACCAGACGAACGGTGGTGGACCCGGCTACCAGATCACCTTCACCACGGGCGCAGGCGGTGCTACGGCAACCGTTCCCGCTGGCCAGCAGGTGATCTTGCTGTGCGACTCGGTCAACTTGCTCAACGCCTCGACAATTGCCGCTGGTGCGGTGAACGTGTCCTTGGTTGACGGCACTGCTGGCGCTCCATCGCTGAACTTTGCGACGGAGACCTCAACGGGTATTTACCGCCCAGGATCTGGTGAATTCGGCATCTCAATCTTGGGTGTAAAGCTGTTCAGCCTGACCTCCACGGGCCTGAACATACCGGGCACTGGCAACTTTACTGGGGGTGTTCAGGGCGGGCTTTTCTAATGACAACTAAAGTCTTTACCCTCGACACGATGTCGGGCATCCAGCGCGACGGCACTGTGTTCGACATGAACTTCTACACATCGGGCCAGTGGGTCCGATTTCAGCGCGGCCGCCCTCGCAAAATGCTTGGCTACCGTGTCATTTCAAACCAGCTCACAGGCCCCTCTCGAGGCATCTGGGTCAAC